CTCCAGAATGCTTCCCCCCTCCCAGCGGCTCTCTACGACCTTCCTGATGACGAATGTAGAGCCACGTGGCATGTTCTGGAAATTTGGATTACGGGAGGATAGACGACCCGTAGCAGTTACACATTGCATGAACTCAGGGTGAATGAACCCATGCTTGTCCAGATTGTTGTACATACCATCCACAAAATTTGAAAGGTACGTGCGGATAGCAGAGTATCGAATGTACGCCTCGACGAATTCCTTAGCCTGTCCTTCTAGCTCGGGTAGCCGTTGCTCGAGGGTATCCTTATCTGTCTTGAAGCCCCCTGCCGCAATGTCCATGACGCCACGAGGACTGAGCTTGAATCCTGCCGTCTTGCCTGTACTGACATAGGTCATGCCCACACCGTTACAAGGTTTGCAAAGCCGCTTCTGTGCGCTCAGAGTGCCGTCCTTCTTCATGAAGGATACTCGGCCTTGACCTGAGCACTTGCTACACTGGGAGCCAATCGTACGGCGCAGTACGGTGGTGTTGTCACTCACTGCCCGCTTGAATTCGGTTTGCTTCATCCGCGCTCGCATCTTCTGCTTCTTGGTAGCGCCCCGCGTTTCGGTGCCCAAGTTGAACAGAACCTTCCAGACGTTTTTGTTATTAACCTTGCGGGAATAGAACAGCATCGATCTGTCATCGGGGCTATCCAAATTGATAGGGGTATCACCCATAGCGGCTTGTGCCATTAGCCGTAGCTTGAGGGTAAGGTCAGCCTGCTCCTGCTCAAATTCTAGTTTTAGTTGATCTAGGCTTTCCCTGTTTATCTTAATGCCTGCTCGCTCGATGTCGCAAAGCACATCAGTTAGCTCGCAAGACATTTTAAATGTGGGTACGAGACTCATTGTATATTCTCTCCAATGTTGTGCCAAAGGCTTCTGCTTGTTTGATTGCAATCTGTTCAGTACCGAGTACGTCAGCCTTGCCGTATTCTTCTACGATATCATACGGTATCTTGTCAAACATTATACCGTCATCTAGATATGGCTTAACCAAGTCTACCTTCTTCTGTTCGACGCCGTACTTCTCAGACAAGGCTTCCAAGTTCAAAGGCCAGCGTCGTGAACCAGCCAAGATGTACTCAGCAACCATCGTGTCGTAGATAGCGCCATTATATTTCCAGCCGCACTCGCGCAACCACATCAGATCGAACTTGATGTTATGTCCGATCAACAGGTCGCACGTGTCAAGTACCGCACTGAATTCCTCGAAGGCTCGAGGTGAAGCTGGTTGCTTGTCATGATAGAAACAAAGGTACTCTACATTCAATCGGTCTATGTACTTGTACCCGAGAGATACGAGCCGTGAACCGAAGAACGGTGAAGGTGTCCAGTTACCATTGGGCTTGTTAGCAGTGGTGGTCTCAACGTCAAATGTAACTATGTTCATAGCTTCTCCATATCGATACGGTCTACCAAGTATATCTCTACACCGATAGCCTTCTGCTGAGGGGAAGGTACTCGATAGATCAAGCTACCGTCACTACGGTACGATTTAGTCTTAACGTCGTACAGTTTAGTTTCTCCTGTCTCAGGATTAACTGCGATCAGGTCAATCAGACCGCTACCTGCTACATTTGTAAATACGTGCCAGCCCTCACGAATGAGTTTTGCAGCCGCAACCATTTCGCTCAATGCGCCTCTTGCGTGTGTCTCGTGCATCAGTAGTAATACCCCCTATTGACATCTATGTGTGTGTTAATTGTCCCATGCCACCCGTTGATCTTGTTTTTAGATATGCACAGGAAGCGCATGAAATTGTCTTCGTCACTATTGCCAGTCTTTCCAATACCGATGATGATGTCGGCCTCACCCGCCTTACCAGTACGGGAGTTGTCGAGCATCGAGTAGTCAATGTGCATACGGTTGTGTGCTTCGTAGCTGGCCTGACTCACAGCCCAAAACATCAGATCACACTTCTTGGCGATCTCACGGGCAGTGACATAGGTTTGCTTCAAGCGCTCATCACCACGATTGAATTCACCGCCGATACGAAACTTATCAAGCTGATCAGCGAATACAACGTCGGGGCGGCGCATACGGCAGAACCGCTCGACCTCTTCAACAGAGGTACCGACTGATTCGATAATCGTAAGGTACGGCTTGATCTCTTTATGATACACCTGAGCGAATGATACCTTACCGCTGATCATCTCATCCTTTGTAGCCCGTAGGTAACTTTGAATGATTCTAATTTTAATCTTGCTGACTGGCTCTTCGTTAGCCCAGTACGCAACAGTCTTACCTTGTCGTATGTATGATGCGGCAAGCGATGCACAGAAGGTTGTCTTGCCCACTTCAGGGCGAGCAAAGATGATACCCAAGTTACCACGAGATGTACCCTGTACATTTTCCTTGATAAGGTCAAGCTCAAAGGGGAAGTCACAGCCACGCTCCTCAATCTCAATTAGTTCCATGAAATCGGCTTCATAGATAGTATAGGTTTCGCTGGAGCTAGTGGTGTGCTCTGTGACACGTTGGATAGCTTCCTTGATATCCGTGAAGTCCAAGTCCGTACCTGTGTAGATATCGATGGCTTTCTCGCCAATGATACGGGCTTGGTCTCGCATCCAGAACTCATGCACGATCTTTTGCTGTAGCTCAAGGTTAGCTTTATCAGACGGGTCTGACATGTCGCTGAACATATCGGCTATCTCATCACGGGTACCTTGTGTCAAAGCAGGGTTGGCTGTGAGTAGCTGTGAATGAACTTCAGCTTTGGTTAGGTTGTACTGGCCTACATCGTGGCAGTCCACAATCGTACGGTATATAGTCTTAGCCAACCCCTCAAACATATCCTCAGATAGTATGTGAGATATCTGGCTATAGAACTCCCTGTGTAGGGCAAACTGGAGTATCTTCATCTCCAGTGACTTTGGTTCGGATGAACTCATCAAGTTTTCCTTTCTGCATGTTCTTTAGATCATCTTCAAGAATGAGCATGTGGACATTGATATATGATTTCAACGTCCGCACAGTTTTCAAGCCTAGCTTGGTAGCGTCTTTGTCCAACGCAACATACACCTTGTCAAACTTCTTTAGTTGGGCAATGTGTTCTTTGAGAAGAGAGGTACCCAGCATTGCAACACCCGTCACAAGATGACTGATGCACGATGCTGAGGCGCAATCTTCCACGAGTACGGCAAGGCGGCTATCCCCTGCCATAAACATCTGCTTTGATTTGCCGTATCGATACCACTTCGGTTTAGCTCCTGACAAGCTCCTACCTACTGCGTCAACAATATGGCTTCCATGATAGATCAAGTACACGACACGATCTAGACGTTGGTCGTACATGAGACGTACTTTCCTGTTGAGGTACGCATCCATAACCTGTACTTTGTTGAGGTAATTCATAGCGGCCTTGCTTCGAGACACGTCAACGAAAGTATCGGGCAGCTCAAATGAATTTTGATTAAGCTGTTGATTTTGTTTAGGTAACAGAGCCTTAGAAGCAACCGTACTCGATAGCCTGTTCCGTATGCTACCCTTTGCATTGCAGTCGGCATGGAAGCATTTGAATGTAGTGTGCGTCCCATCATTGCTCGCCGCAAATGAATTTCGATGTCCACAGAAAGGGCAATCAGATCGGTATCTGGTACCTGCTTGGATGCCTAAGCTCTCAACATAGTCGTGTTTTGTACTCATGACCCTGAGCTTAATCGAAATGAATTTTGGTGTCAAATAAATTTTTTTCTTGACAGTCGATTTTCTGGGCGGTACATAAAAGGAATTCCCCCCTATAGGGTACCCTATTAGGTATCCCATATAAGGAAATAAACTTCGTTAATATAACCCTATGAGGATAGCATGGCTAAGAAATACATCCACGTTAATCAACACAGAATCCGTAGCAACAAGAAGCATGGTGCGGGAGACCCTGTAATTACAATCAAGGAAGGTAAGATGAACACGTATTGCAATGAAGTCGTGATCAAAGGAGTAAGTGTTGTACGATATGGAGGCAACGATAAACCTCTCTTGTCATGTGGTGCAAGAGTTGTTATAGAGACAGAAGCGGAGATTGAGGTAATCAGATAAAAAGGGGGAACACCTACGGGTACTCATAACCGTTAGCTATTCGGTTTTTAAAACAAGTATTTAGAGGAGATAAATATGACACAACATTATGTACGACCAATCAAATCGGCTCTTGACGAGGTCAAGAAACGTGCGTCCAATGCTGAGTGGGAAGGCAACCAAGAGCAGGCAGATATCCTGTGGAAAAGATATGATGATCTTCTTAAGCGTTGTCGTAACGGTGAAATGTATGAGGTGATGTTTTGAAAAAGCTAGGTGTAATTGATCATGCTTGAGACTGCTCTCATGTGCATGGCTTTGAACATGTACCACGAAGCTCGCAACCAACCGAACATCGGTCAGCTTGCCGTTGGTCAGGTTGTAATGAATAGGGTAGCTGATAGTCGATATCCCAGTAGTGTTTGTGCTGTAGTAAAGCAAGGTCGAAAGTACAAGAACGGCACCCCTATGCGTAACCGCTGTCAGTTTAGTTGGTACTGCGACGGCCTGTCCGATGAACCTAAAAACAAAAATGAATTTGAACGCGCTCAAGACAATGCAATCATCGTATTGAATGGGTGGACGGGCGGCATGTTTGATGGGGCTACCCATTATCACGCCGACGATGTCTCTCCGAACTGGGCGTCTTACAAGACTTTCATTGTTAAGATAAACACCCACATATTCTACAGATGGGAGAAGTGATGGCTGAATTTGAAAACCGAGAGAAGTACATCCTACGTATGATGCGGGAAGACCGCGAAGCAGAGCGCAAGAAGTGCGTCAAGGTGTGCAAGCTAGATGACACAGGTCGGTGTATAGGATGTCACCGCACCCTTGAGGAAATATGTGCCGCAGGAAAAAAAGCAGGGTACTAAAAAAGTTGTTGACATGGATTTCATTATCTGGCAATCTACTCAGGTAGTCAGGAAATGACAAACAAAGGAGGTCACACAATGTACTACGCAAACGTAATCGTAAAGGGCGAGAAGCAAAACAAAGGTCTTGTTATGCGTCGTCTGTACAACAACATCAAGAGTCTCAAGAAAGCAGTCTCGCAGTCTCTGTTGGACAAACCACAGGATGTGGAAGAGGTTGTCGTACTGCGGCACTATGAGTCGAAGCCCGACAGCATTCATGGGTACTACAACTGGGATGGTGAGAAGCTCGTACTCAATAAGGGCATCGAGCCATTCTTTCACAACGTCATCTATGGGAGACGGTAGAAATGACTGAGATGGAAAAAGGACGACATGAGAAAGTACTGGACTGGTTGCGCTCTTGCCCCTACGCAGAATTTGCCGACATAGATAGCGTACATGAAGATGGTGATGTGTATGTAGTGACTGCAAGTTTAGCTGTTGAGAAGGAGCATACAGGGGCTTGTCCCATTACTGTGTTCTTTGAGGATGGTAAGAGCGCACAAAAGATTGCCACCTTTGAGAGTGAGGATATGTACATGCTATGTTTCCCTGCTCTGGAGAAATGGGCTAAAGAGAGCGGCGGTTTTATTACGGAGAGTATCAATGAGTAAAGTACCACACCCCGATGTTA